ATTCAGACTTAAGGTCATCCAGGTAGGCTTGACGGAAGATGTCTGTTTGCATCATGCGAACCAAAGGTAAAAGCCGTGAAGGATGCCGATTGGAAAGAAGATCGCGCCAGCCAGAAGGAAGCCCCACATCCCATCTACAAAGCAGGTGAAGACGTGGGTTAACCAGGCGAGGAAGCACAAAACGCCGATGATGTAACCCATGATGGCCCCTTAAAACGGAACGTCTTCCATGTCATCAAACCCGCTGCGCTGCTGGCGGGTCTGGTCTTCCCGCGGCCTGGGTTCGTTGAGATATGCCCAGCCGTCCCAGCCGCCGTCTTTCAGCGGAATAACGTCAATCTTGAGCATTTCACCATTCTTGGTGTCAATGACCGATCCGATGCGTTGATAGCGGTTCTTCTGCTGGCCGTCCTTGTTGGTGTACTGGCCGGTGATGACGGTGATTTCTTTAGTGACTTTAGGCATTTCATTCCCCAATAATTTTCTTCAATGCTGCAACCTTGGCGTCTACTTCAGCCAAGAACTTGACGACCTCTCCCTCCGTGACCGACAACCATTTGTCATCCCGATGAACACGGGTGACAAACAGTTGGGCCTTGGCGGGCATTCGCGGATCAAACACAACGTAGTCGCACCACGACCTGTCGGCGCAGCGCATCTGCCATTGCATTTGGGCGAAGTACTTTGATTCAACAGGATTTTCGGACAGCCAGCATTCCAATGCGGTCTTGCTGTCAGGGCATTTGATCTCTACCATGCCATCGTCCCCTACAAGGCCATCAGGAGAGGCACCAGCCGCTTCAATTGATGGGTGAGGGATAAACCCCACTTCGTCCACCATAACGCCCCTGGAGGCTTCATACGCGGCCCTGGCGAATGGTTCCTGGTCTATGCCCCATTGCATTGAGGAATTGGTGTAGGACTCAGCCTTTGAACCGGTGACCCGTTCCAGAACAAGCTGGGTCATGTAATTTCCTCGATCTGCCCCGTAGCCGGTCTTGGTCTTGGCCAGGACTTTGTACAGGCTGCTGGCCGTGACTTTGCCTAAGCGGGCTGAGAACCATTCTTCTGTACGCTGCTCATCCATTTGATTTCTCCTTCTTTGCTCGTTCAATACGGGCTTTCTTGGCTGCAATGACCTTCAGTTGAAGCGACTGATTGCCCTGGCAAGCATCGTAAGCGTCTTTGTACGCTGCGGTCATTTCGTCGCTGTTGGCGCTTGCCTCAATAGCCGCCAGGTGGTCAGTGATGTCTGGAGTTGGTGCAGTGCGGCGCGTTGCTGCATTGCCGTCGTCGTCCTCTGGAGCGATGCCGCAAGCAGCCATCAGAGAGTAACGCCTGGCGTAAGTTAGGGCTGATCCATAGCCCTGGGGGTCTTGTTTAGCCGCAGGAACGTGCAGTTTGCCGCTGGTGATGGTTTCGCCTGATTCGTGGATCAGCACGGTTTCGACGGTCACCCCATCAGCGCATTCAGCGGTCTGCTGCATTAAGGCGATGCCGTTCTGGTTCAGCGCATCAATGACTGCCTCTACACAGGCCGACAGGTCAGCGTAACGGCTGCGAAAGTGCGGGTTGGTGGAAGACTTGAGCGCAGGGCCGAAAGCCTTCTGTGCTTTAACGAATGCGGTAGCTATCTTAGTGCCGATCATTTTTTCTTGCTCCTGAGTTCTTCAAGTTGGTCAACGGTGTACTGAAGCAGGGCTGACAGTTCACGAATCTTTGCAGTCAGCGCGCCTACCTGCCATGCAAGGCGGTCAGCAGCGTCTGCGTCAGCGTAATGGATGCCAGCGGTCTTTTCGATGCTGTTGATGATGTGTTCTGGGTTGATTTGCATTTCATACTCCTGTTGTTTTTGGACGGTTTCGTAGAACTGTTGGTGGCTCATCTTTTTTCCTTTCTGCGATTGGTTTCCAGCCGTACTTGCGCCATGTCTGCGTGATGTCTGTAGCGGCTGCTGGCGTGTACTTGAACTTGGGGTCTAGAAGGCGGTTCATGACGACCACCAAGCCACGAGCAGCCATGCAAGGCCCACACCTATGGCCAAGGCCAGAATGAAGCCCCAAGCGGCTTCTGCGCGTCTTGACAGGCGTTCTGTCTTGTAGTGTTGTCTGTACTCTTTCATGATGTCTCCTTAGAACGGTGCGGGGTTGGTTTTTTCTTGCTGTTGTTTGCGTTTGTATTCGCGTACTTGGGCGGGTGTCCAAGGGACAGGCCCGCCAGGCGGCGGGAAGGGCCAGTTAGACATTGGCAAGCACCTTGGCTTTGTTGATTGCCTGGGCCAGCATGGCGGCAGGGTAGATGTAAGCGCCAACGATTTGTTCAGCGTCGGTGTCCAGCAACGTAACCGCATAGCCTTTTTTGACAGTGGTCACGGTGGATGCAATTCCCAAGTCAGGATTGACAAAGGTTGCGACTCGATTGGCGGGGGTTGTAGTCATCTTGATTCTCCTAAAAAGACCCGTTAGGGCATGGTTTAATTGTAAGCCCGCTTTACACGGGCTGTCAAGCATTACAGATAGCCAGGGCCAAAAACGCCTGGCGAAAGTTTTTTGTTTTGCTCTACTGCGGCACGAACGCGAATCGCGTCGTACTGGGCGATTTCGCAATCCATTCCAAAACACGAACTGCGCGAAACCGTTACAACGCCCAGGTCATCAACCATGAACTGCTGTTTGCCAAACACGTTGGTTCCCAACAATGCGCGTTGCATAGCCGCCGACAACCGAACCCATTGGTTTTCCAAGCCAAGCAGCGCCATCGTTTCATAGAACGTGTAGCGGTCGGCTTTTTTTGGGATAGCCCAGTCAGGGATGTTTGTGAATTGCATCATGATTCTCCTTAAAAGACCGCTTGCTGCGGCATGGTTGCATTGTAAGCCCGCTTTACACGGGCAGTCAAGAGTTTTGACAATAAATTTTTATGCTGCCAACCGACCAACAGCGCCGTAGCCGTAACCGTCGTCACCCAGGAAGGCGACACGGGCCAGAGTGGGGCTTTCTGCTGCGTAGATGGCGCTGCATTGGCTGGCTGCTTCCCGAATGATCCTGTCGATGTCTTTGGTGTCATAACCGCGCACCAGGCTGTCAGCGTTGGGGCCAACTGCCTTGATGTATGCGCCAAAGTATTCGCCACCGCCATCAATCAGGATTTCGTTGTCGAACCCGTACTTGTTGCAAACTTCAACAACCACGCCGGTCAGCATTGGGGCAGTGAACTTGCGGTTTACGAAGATGAAGTCAGCACCGAACCGCACTTCCTGGCCATCCAGTGTGTTGTAGTTACTGCCTTTGTAGTCGGTCATGCCGTCAAAGTATGCACCTTCGAAAGCCTGGGTAATGCCCTTGACCTGGCTGGCGCTGGGGCCGTCTGTGTAGGCGATGTCGATGCTGGCCCCACCAGCGTAAACACTCGATTTGACGCTGAACTTGACGCCGGGGAATGCTTCTTTGAGGGCAGCGCGAACCAACTTTGCTGTTTCGGCGCAGGTGAGATATTTGGTCATCTTGATTCTCCTAAAAGACCCCGTGCAATTCGCTAGGGCATGGGTGAACTGTAAGCCACCTTTACAACCATGTCAACACCTACCATGTAAAGCCCCCTTACATTTGTCGGGTATCGGTAACCAGTAAAGACCGCTTACAATCAGGGGATGGACACGACAAGGGCTATTAAACTCGCAGGAACGGCTATGGCCTTGGCCAAGCTGCTGGGCATTACCCGCCAGGCGATTTCGCAGTGGGGTGACCAGGTGCCCCAGGCCCGTGTGTGGCAGTTGAGGGCGCTAAGGCCGGAGTGGTTCAAGAACAGTTGACACAGGATTTTTAGATCATGTATGATCCGACTTGTCTGGAGTGGCATCCAGGCGATGAAATCGGTCAGAACCCCTCAGTTCGCTGTGGTGGGTCTTGACAAGCATCAAGCGAGGCTTTTGCCGATTTCAATCGCCTTGTTGCTGCTCACGCCAAGAGCCAAGATCCACCAGAACGAATTGAGGGGTTTTTGCTTTTGCAGACCGTACTCCGCACGAAGTAGGGGCCGCAAGTGGGGCTGCTCGGAAGGAAACCGCGACACGGTATGCCGTAAGGCTAGGGGGCAGTTCCCGAACAATCCGTGCGGCTGGTCGAATCATCAAGCCGAGGGGCGTACGGTGAGAATCCGTAGCATGATGATCCCGCAAGGGGGTGGAACCTGTTCCTTCTTACTTCACTGGTGTGGGGTAGGGGGGTCTTTGGGTGGAATTTATTGAATTTGATTTTTGAGACACGGCTAGGTCTGAATTGATCCCCAGACCGAAAAGCGAACCTCCCGCCTGCCGTTGTTTCTTTTAGGAGGAGCAGGAGATGTTATGTTTGAAAGCGGATTTGACCAGTTTTGGGCAGCATGGCCCAAAAGTCCAAGGAAGGGCGCTAAGGCAGCGTGTTTGGCCAAGTGGGAAAAGGGTCTGTACGAACACTGTGCTGACCAAATTCTCAAGCACGTTGAGTGGCAAAAGACGACCGATCAATGGCTAAAAGACGGCGGCGCGTTCGTGCCAGCACCACTTGTATATCTTAACCAGCAGCGGTGGGATGGGGCCGAGATTCCAGAGCCTAAGCGCCAAGTCTCTATTGCCCAGCAGTTTGAGGAGCGCAACCGTAACGCGGTTCCCATGCCTGACTACATCCGTGAGCGCCTAGCGAAAATAAGGAAGGGGCAAACATGATAGAGATCATCATCACCGTCGGCGTTTTTGCTGGCGCGATCTGGTGGGCCTGCACTGCAAACTTTGACATCTGCGATAACTGCAATCACGACTGCGATCAGGGCAGAAAGTGCCCACACAAATGACACCCAACCAACTTTTAGACGCAGCGCGAGAAGGGCAGAACTACTCCTATGAGCAAATCACAGCAGCCCTTATCGCAACCGGCGACCTGGACGGAGGAATGGCGCAGGGAATGCGAAGCAAGGGAATGGATGAGCCGCTGGAAAGACCAACAGAGCGCCAAAGGAACGCAGTGGGCGAATCTTTGGTGGTCAAGGGTGATCTTAAAGATCAGCGAGATTCGCGGCCCTGGTGCAGCGCATACCTTGCGTCAAGACATGAAACGACTAGCCTATGAGACGAGCCGCCAAGATTGACGCCAATCAACAGCAAGTTGTTACGGCGCTACGAGCCGCTGGCGCTACGGTGCAGTCTCTGGCGGCAGTTGGCAAGGGCGTACCTGACCTGCTGGTGGGATTCCAAGGCAAGACACTTCTCATGGAAGTGAAGGATGGCAATAAACCGCCTTCTGCAAGGGAGTTGACTGAAGATCAACTTACCTGGCATGGGGCATGGCGTGGTGGGCCGCTGTCTGTAGTTGATGGGCCAGAAGCAGCACTAAGAGCATTGGGGGTATTGCGTGATTGATCCAGAACATTCAGCCGAGCGAATTCGAAACATCGCGGCAGACTACGGCAAGGCCAAAGGCGACAGGGTGTACCTGGAAGAATTTAGGCGCAGCAAAAAAGCCATGCTGATGAAAGATTGTTTTTCATTGGGCATCGAGGCAGCAAATGCCCAGGAGCGTGAAGCACTGGCCGATCCTGAGTACCACAGCCTACTGAAAGGCTTGGCCGCGGCGGTGGAAAAGGAAGAAACCCTGAAGTGGGAACTGGAAGCCGCGAAGATGGAAGTGGAAATCTGGCGCACCCAACAAGCAAACGAGCGAATGGTGTTGAGGTCACATGAATGAAATGCCCTGTATGCAAAGCCTGGACGATGGTTTGTTGACGTACCCCTGCCTGATAGGCGAGAATGGGAACGGCTTTTCTCGCAGTAGCCTATCTCCTTGGTTGAGATTTCGGGGGCTTTCCGGCCCTCTTTTTTTGGTCTATCATTACCACTATGGATGATGACGCCGCCGAATTTATAGCCGCCTTGCTGCACAGCAGCACGGTTGCCCACTTCATGCACCTGTCCACCGATTCGTTTTCGGCACACAAGGCGCTAAGGCACTACTACGAAGACATCATCGAACTGGCTGACGATTTTGCAGAAGCGTATCAAGGCCGGTACAACAAGATCAAGACCTATCCTGAAGAATTCCACTCAGGAAAAGAGCCGGTCAAATACCTGAAGTCTGTGCTTGCCTTTGTGGATGAAGCCCGCAAAGATTTGCCCCAGGATTCAGAAATCCAGAATATCATTGACGAAATTTGTCAATTGATAGATCGAACCCTGTACAAACTGAAATTCTTGGACTGAAAGGAAAGACCATGAAAGACAACGCTGAGATGACCCCCAAGGGCTATGGTTCTGGCACCAAGCCGCCCGCTGGCGCAAATGCGTCTGATATGTCCGGTGAGCGCCACGGCAAAGTGGTGAACGGCATTGGCATGGGCAAGGCCGACGGAACTGGCAACAACAGCCAGTTCAACGGTGGCCGTTCTAAGGGTGTGTGCTACACCCACGGACGTTCTTCCTACCAGAAGTAAATGGCTATCCCGCTGTCAGAACTGGCAGCGGCGGGGCAGCAGCAGCCACAAGCTGCGACCACCCAAGGAAACTTGGCATCGCTGGTTCCGCAGCCGCCCCAGCTATCCAGCAATCCGATTGAATCGGCGTATTTCGACCGTGTAGCTAATGACTACGAAGGGTTGAAGTCTGAGTACGCCCGATTAACCAACGAAAAAGGCGAAAACACAACCAGAGGCGGTCGGTTATTGAATACCGACGAAGCCCGTGAACTTTCTCCTGAATATCGCGCAGATCGCACTAGATCGGCTGATGTGCATGAACCGTCGTCAGCCTTGGTTAAGCAGATGTACGCGGACAAACTGTCTAAACCTACGCCTTCAGGAATGAGCAACTTGGTGTTGTTTACCGCGGGTGGTACGGGTGCTGGCAAGTCAACCGGCTTACAAATGATTGAGAACGAGCATCCAAGTTTGAAAAGTGCAGAAATTTTGTACGATACAAACATGAATTCGTTTGACTCTGCCGACAAAAAGATCAAACAAGCCTTGGATGCTGGCCGCAAGGTCGGCATTGTGTACACCTACCGCGACCCCGTAGAAGCCCTGGAAAACGGTGCATTGAAGCGGGCCAGCCGTATGGAAGCCGACATCGGTACAGGCCGCACTGTACCCTTAGATGAGCATTTTAAGACGCACATTGGGGCGCGTGATGTTATGGGACGTTTACAGGCAAAGTACGGGGACGATCATCGATTTGAAATGATGGTCATCGACAATAGCCGTGGACATGGAAACGCTTCTGTAAGCAGCCTTGACAAATTGCCTAAACTAGACCATACTCAGGTACGGAAAGGACTCAATGATGCACTCGAAAACGCCTACCGCACCGGTAAAATCAGCCGCGCCATCTACGAAGGAACGCGTGGTAACGCCCGCTGAACACAAGATGAAGCGAATGCACCAAGCAGAAATGCGAAGCATAGCTGAAGCCGTAGCAGCAAATCTAAACGCCGCTGTTAAGGCTGGAAAGCCTATCCGATGAGCGATGCCCGCTGCAAGACTTGTCGGTTTTTCACCCAAGCGCAAGTGATGGGTGTCTGCCGCAGGTTTCCAGAACACCAGAACAAGCACGAGTTGGACTGGTGTGGTGAGCATCAACTGGCCACAATCATCGCCCTGCCTGTGCTGACACCAGAGCAGGTGGCACAGCGCAAAAAGCCTGGAAGGAAGCCTAATGTGCCCGATTCAACCGCTGCGTGATCGCGTAGTGATCCAGCCCCGTGTCCGAAAGCTGTCGGACATTATTTTCACCATCAACAGTGAAAAGATGAACGAGGGCACGATTGTGGCCATCGGGCCTGATGTCCATGAAGTTAGGCCAGGCGATTTCGTCAAATACGGCAACGGCACCTATCTGGATTGGCCTGTCCAGCACTTTGACGGCCAGGACTACCAGATCATTCAGGAAGCTGACATCGCGTGTGTCGTGGAGGAAGATCATGCCTAAAGGTCACGATAAGCCCATCCCGAAGACGACAACCGGCAAGGACAAAAACTACCGTCCTACCGAGCAAGGCGCAGGAATGACGGCCAAAGGCCGAGCCGCGTACAACGCAAAGAACAACGCAAACCTAAAACCGCCAGCACCAAACCCGAAGACAAAAGCAGATGCTGGACGAAAAGCATCCTTTTGCGCGAGAATGGAAGGGGTGGTAAAGAACGCCAAAGGCCCAGCAGAGCGGGCTAAGGCATCCCTTAAGAACTGGAATTGTTGAAAGGAACCAATCATGTCCAATACTCAAGCCATTGGGGTTGCCTACGCAGACCCCGCCCTGAACAGTTTTGAAGTTGGCACCGCGACCGTGCCGATTGACGTTATTCAATCTGGCAATCTGAGCCAGATTTATGCAGAAACATCCCACAGGTCTGGTGATATGCGTGGCCTGTACGCCCGTGTCGATTACGCTGGCGCTGGCGCTGGTGAAACCCTGCGTGTCCTGAGCCGCGTTATCGCAGCCCAAGGCGCTGGTCAAACGACCAACGGCGCACACATTAGCCTGTCAGTCAACACTGGCGGCACCGTCAGCGGCGCAGCCAATGCCCTTCGTGCAACCATCGGCGGTTCGTCTACCAACCCCGGTGGCACTCTAGCGGCGCTGCAACTGGATTCGGACTTTGCATCTGGCGGCACCTGGAGCAACGCATCTTTCCTGCGTGTGACCAACAGCGGCACTGGTGAAGTGGGTAACTTTGCTGCTATGCCCGCGGTTAGCGCAACTGGCGTGTTCCGTGCCAAAGTGGGTTCGCCTGTCGTCACCCACACCATTCCGGTAACCAGCGGCGGCACGACTTACTACATCATGGTCAGCACTGTTGCCTAATGGAAATCAGCCGCGAGTACATCCAGGCTGAAATAGACGAGGTTCAGCGGGAACTTGCAAAGGCCAAAACCTTTGTGATCCAGGCTGAGACTTCGTTGGCCATCTACGCGATGTTGCTGGCTAGGCTGGATCAGCCGGATGAGGAAGAAATTAAACCAGGGGGAACTGACTGATGGCCAAAGGACTGTACGCAAACATTCACGCCAAGCGTGAGAGGATAGAACAGCAGAAAGCCGCGGGCAAGACCCCAGAGCGTATGCGAAAGCCTGGGTCAGAAGGCGCACCCACGGCCAAAGCCTTCAAACAAAGCGCCAAGACAGCGAAGAAATGACAATCGAGCAAATGCAAAAGCGCCTGGCTGAACTGCAAGAACTGGCGAAACAGCATGAAAGCATTCTGTTGCAGATCAGCGGGGCCATCCAGGAATACAACCGTGTCATCGCCGAGGAGCAATCCAAAGCAATGACGGAAGGAGCCAAAAATGCCGCTGACCAAATCGCCCAGTAAGCAAGCGTTCGAAAAGAACATTAAAGCCGAAATCAAAGCAGGTAAGCCACCTAAACAAGCGGTGGCCATTGCCTATTCGGTAAAGCGCGAAGCCAAGCCTAAAGGCAAGAAGTGATGGAAACGCCCGTCAAACGGCGGGGGCGTCCACCTAAAGACAAGCCAAGCCCCGACGCACCAGAGCATCCAAAAAGCAAAGGTGGGCGTCCGACCAAGTATGAAGATTGGATGGCTGATGCCGTCTTAGACTACTTCAGCACCCCAGTAGGGGATTTCCCTACCCTAGCAGGATTCGCTGCATCCATCAGTGTTTCAAGGGAGACGCTGCACGATTGGGCGACCGCAAAAGGGGCAGACGGGTCACTGCGAAACCCTCAGTTTTCTGACGCCTATAAAAAGGCGAAGGATATGCAAGAACAGAACCTGGTCAAAGGGGCGCTTACGGGTGTGTACAACAGCACGTTCGCCATCTTCACAGCTAAGAATGTGCTGGGTTGGAGGGACAAGGTAGAGCAGGAAATCACCGGCAAGGACGGTAGCCCGCTTGCTGGTATCCAGGTCATGTTTGTGAACCCCGATGGATCAGAACGCAGCGATTAACACAGCCATTGCAAAGGCCGAGTTTCCGGTCAAGCTGCAAGGGTTGTTTAAAAAAAGCCGCTACAAGGTGCTGTACGGCGGGCGGGGTGGCGCTAAGTCTTGGGGTATCGCCAGGACGCTGTTGATTCTGGGGGCCAAGAAGCCCATGCGTATCCTGTGCGCCCGTGAGTACCAGACCAGCATTAAGGATTCCGTCCACAAGCTGCTGTGTGACCAGATCGAAGCATTGGGGCTGCTGGGGTTCTACGAGATTACCCAGGCCAGCATCCGCGGGGCCAACGGGACAGAGTTCGCTTTCATCGGCCTGAAGAACAACCCGACCAACATCAAGTCTTTTGAGGGTGTGGACATCTGCTGGGTGGAGGAAGCCCAGACCGTCAGCCGCCTGTCTTGGAACATCCTGATCCCGACGATCCGTAAGGAAGGCAGCGAAATCTGGGTCAGTTTCAATCCTGAACTGGAGACAGACGAAACTTACCAGCGGTTTGTGCTGAAGCCGCCGCGGGACTGCATCAGCATCAAGATCAACTTCTACGACAACCCGTGGTTCCCTGAAACGCTGCGCCTTGAGATGGAAGCCCTGAAGGGCAGGGACTTACAAGCCTACAACCAGGTCTGGGAAGGGATGTGCCGTCAGACTGTAGACGGGGCAATCTTTGCCAATGAGATGATGCGGGCAGAAGCCGAAGATCGCATCACCAAGGTGCCGTATGACGCTACAAAGCCCGTACACGCCGTCTGTGACCTGGGATGGGCTGATGCTACCGCCTGGTGGTTCGTGCAGTTTGTGGGCATGGAAACAAGGCTTATCAGGTACTTTGAGGACAGCCAGCGAACCATGACCAGCTATCTGGCGCAGCTACAGACCTACGGGTATGTCTACGACACCATCTGGCTACCGCATGACGCCCAAAGCACAACCCTTGCCGCGGCTGGACGGAGCATTGAGGACATCGTGCGCCAGGCTGGATTTAAGACCCGCATTCTGGACAGGGTGCCGGTGGTTGATTCAATCAACGCGGCCCGCACGGTATTCCCAAACTGCTATTTCGATAGAGAAAACACAGCAGATGGATTAAACTGCTTACGACATTATCGGTATGACGTTGACCCAGAAACCGGACAATTCAGCAGACAACCGCTGCACGACCAGTATTCGCACGGGGCCGACGCATTCCGTTACATCGGATTGATGATTAAAGAGCCGTCCAAGCCTAAAAAACGTGCCAATGTGGCCATGGCGGGCAACTGGATGAGTTGAAAGGAAAAAGTATGGCGTTGCAAGACATGGACAACGACACCCGCATTGGCGAAGCAATCAAGTTTTTGCGCCTGGTGGGTGAAGCGGACAGCCAGAACCGAGCCGAGGCGCTGGGCGACCTAAAGTTTGCCGCGGGCGACCAGTGGCCGGTGGAGATTCAGAACAGCCGTAACCTTGAATCACGGCCTTGCCTGACCATCAACAAGATTGATGCCTACGTCCGTCAGGTCACCAACCAGCAGCGCCAGCAGCGACCCCGCATCAAGGTGCATCCGGTCAACAACGAAGGCGACCTGAAGATTGCCCAAGTGATTGAGGGCATCACTAGGCACATTGAGGTCAATTCCAACGCTGACACGGCCTATGACACCGCGTTTGAGTACGCCGTAAAGATGGGCTGGGGCTATTGGAGGGTCACGACGAACTACATCAGCGAGGATTCGTTCGACCAGGAAATCTACATTGAGCCTGTAGACGACCCGTTTTCGGTCTACTTTGACCCTAACAGCGTAAGCCCTGACGGTGCGGACGCTGAACGCTGCCTGATTACCAGCGTAATGTCCAAAGCGGCATTCCGACAGGCTTATCCTGGCGCAGACGACGGGGCTAACTTCAGCGCCCGCGCAACTGGCGACAGTGATGCTGAGTGGGTGACCAAGGAAGACATCAGGCTGGCTGAGTACTGGCACATCGAGCGTGTCAAATCTACCTTGGTTCTGCTATCTGACGGCACGAAGGTCTATGAGGACGAACTACCGTCCGCGGAAATGTTGGATGCGTCAGGCATCACCATCATGGACAAGCGCCCGTCGTACCGTAAAAAGGTCAAGTGGTGCAAGCTGACGGCCATGGAAGTCCTTGAGGAGCGCGAGTGGCCAGGTAAGTACATTCCGATCATCCCGTGTTATGGGGCGCAAGTTGTCGTTGAGGGCAAGCGCAAGAAGTACGGTCTTGTGCGGTTTGCCAAAGACCCGCAGCGGATGTTTAACTTCTGGCGCACGGCCCTGACCGAATCTATTGCCCTTGCACCTAAGCCGAAGTGGCTGATTGCCGAGGGTCAGGACGAAGGCCATGAGAGCGAATGGGCATTGGCTAACCTAAAGTCAACCCCTGTCTTGCGATACAAGCAAAAGGACATTGAGGGTGTTCCAGCGCCTGTGCCGACCCGCATCCAGCCAGAGCCGCCGCCTGACGGAATCATGGTGGCATCGAGCGCGATTGCTGACGACCTGAAGACCGTGCTGGGCATCTTTGACCCGTCCCAAGCACTGCCTGGCAATCTGTCGGGCAAGGCTTTACAGGGCCAGCAGCAGCAGGTTGACCTGTCGAACTTCCACTTTTACGACAACATGACCCGCAGCATTAAGCAGACGGGCAAGATCATTTTGGACTTGATCCCGAAGATTTACGACACCAAGCGGGTGCTGAGGATCATTGGGGTGGATGGCAAACCGGACATGGTGACCATCAACCAGGTTGAGGCGACCGGCGAAGTCCTTAACGATGTGACCGTGGGTCTATATGACGTTGTGATGGACACTGGCCCAGGCTACAACAGCAAGCGCCAGCAAGCCGTGGATACCATGATGCCGCTGATGGCAGAACCTACGGTGTTCCAAGCCGCGGGCGATTTGCTGTTCCGCAACATGGACTTCCCAGGGGCAGACATCATTGCCGACCGCCTAGCCGCAATGAACCCGTTGTCGCAGATTGACGAGAAGTCAGATGTGCCGCCGCAGATTCAGATGAAGATGCTGCAAATGCAGAAGGCAATGGCCGATCAGGAACAGAAAATGATCGCCATGCAGTTGGAAATCAACAACCGCGGTCAGGTTGCCCAGATCAAGGAAGAAGGCAACAACCGCCGCAAACTGATGGATGTCATTTCCCGTGCTTACAACACCGACACCATCAACGAAGCCAAGATCAACCAAGCCGCGGTCAAAGCAGTGACCGACCAGAACAAGATCGAACTGGACGCTATGGTGCGCCTGGTGCTTGCTGGTCTACCTGCCGAAGCCCTGGCTGCGGAAATAGATCGGCGCGACCAAGAACAGAGGAGCGCATCGGCCTTCGCGGAAATGGAAGTTAACCAGACCCAAAACCCGTTTATTCAGGCTGGGCAGGAACTGATGGCACCGCCGCCCCAGATGCAGCCAATGCCACCTGAAATGCAGGGAATGCCGCCGATGGGATTGCCGCAGTAATTGACAACAATTAAATTCGGGTTGAAAATCAACCAAAGCCTACCGATGGGTTTTCATCGGGTTAATTCGTAGGGATACCTATGTCGGAAGTGCAAGAACGAGTGGCTGCGAACGTGGTCACGAGTGAGAATCTAGCGGAATTCACGGCCCAGAAACTTGGTCTAGTTGATACGCCAGCAAACGAGGCGGCAGAAGCCGAGCCGGATGCCGAGGCCGATCAGAGTGGACAGGACGGGGAAGGGAAGGACGCGACAGCGACAGATGAACAGAAGAAGCCGAATCCGAAGTTGGAAAGGCGGTTTTCTGAGATAACCAAACAACGCGAAGCAGCCCGCGAAGAAGCGAAGCGAGAGCGCGAACAAAGGGAGTCTTTGGAAGCCAGGCTGAAGGAACTTGAATCCAGGGTCAACCCACCGGCGCAAGCCGAGGCTGACGAACTGGGCCAAGAACCCAAGCCAGAGCAGTTCAGCGATATGTACGAGTACGCGAAAGCGTTGGCTGAGTACACCGCTGACAAGAAACTGATGGAGAGGGACAATCAGGAAAAGGCCCGCAAGGCCGCGGCTGAACAGGAAGCGAGATTCAAAACCTGGGCAGACCGTGTGAACGCAGCCAAGACCAATTTGCCCGACTTTGACGACATGGTGCAAAGCAGTGACGTAAGGGTTTCTGATCCTGTCCGCGATGCAATCATTGAATCAGAAAATGGCCCGCAGATTCTTTACTACCTTGCTGAAAACAGCGAGTTTGCAAAGAAGCTGGCCGATATGTCAGTTGTCTCTGCCGTCCGCGAAATCGGGAAGATTGAAGCCCGGTTCATTAAGGAATCGACTGAAGTGAAGCCTGTTGCTGTGAAGTCAAAAGCGCCAGCACCAATTAACCCGCTCAGGGGTGCGCTAAACACGGTGGATGCGAACGTGGATGCCGACGGCAATTTCCACGGATCGTTCCAGCAGTGGAAAGCAGCCCGCCAAGCACGGAAAATTCGCTGACAATTAACCCTTTTTTTAGGAAACTGAAATGTCCAACAATCTGCTTACCATTAGCAAGATCACCAACGAAGCGTTGATGGTCTTGGAAAACGAACTGACCTTTTCGAGCGAAGTCAACCGCGAATATGATGACCAATTCGCTGTTGTCGGCGCAAAGATTGGCAACACCCTGAACGTCCGTCGTCCTGGCCGATTCATCGGTACGACCGGCCCCGCCCTCAATGTTGAAGACTTTAACGAAACCAGCATCCCCGTGACCCTCTCGACGCAATTCCACGTCGATACCCAGTTCACGACCCAGGATTTGGCCCTTTCGTTGGATATGTTCAGCGACCGAGTGCTTAAGCCCGCCGTTGCCGCCATCGCCAACAAGATCGACTTTGACGGTCTGACCATGGCCAAGAACAGCACCGCCAACATCGTTGGTACTGCTGGTGTGCCCCCGACCGGTCTTATCACCTACCTGACCGCCCAGGCTTACCTGGACAGCGAGGGTGCCCCGCGTGATGGCCGTCGTTCGTGCATCATCGAGCCGTTTACCAGCGCCACCATCGTTGACAGCCTCAAAGGTCTGTTCAACCCGCAGTCCGCTGTCAGCACCCAGTACCAAAAGGGTCTGATGGGCCGTGATTCCGGTGGCATGAACTGGAAGATGGATCAGAACGTTATCTCGCAAACGTTCGGTTCGTGGACTTCCACCGCTGGCACCCTGACCGCCAACACCCAGAGCATCGGTATCGCTACCGGCTGGGCACAGTCTTCGACCATCACGCTGACCCACAGCGCCGGTCTGACGCTGCGCCAAGGCGATGTGATCCAGATTGCCAACGTGTTCGCAGTCAACCCGCAGAACCGCCAGGCTTATGGTTCGAACAAAAACCGCAACTTTGTGGTTCAGTCCACCGTGACCGGTTCGGGTTCTTCGACCATGCAAGTGACTGTGGTTCCGGCCATCATCACCGGCGGTCAGTTCCAGAACGTGACCATCCCCACGACTTCCGCAACCGCAACGGTTACCCCGTTTAGCATCGGCACCTCGGCCACCGGCACTGTGAGCGCACAGAACATTGTGATGCACCGCAACGCCTTCACCTTGGCCACCGCTGACCTTGAACTGCCTGATGGCGTCCACTTTGCTGGCCGTGCATCGGACAAAGAACTAGGTCTTTCGATGCGTATTGTTCGCCAGTACACGATCAACAACGACAGCATCCCGACCCGTTTGGATGTGCTGTACGGTTGGGCACCGCTGTACCAAGAACTGGCTTGCCGAGTTGCGGCTTAACTTTTAATTGAAAGGAAACCTATCATGGCAAATCCCGGCCCAGCAAGTACCCAAACCAATCACCCTTCAAATCTGGCCACCAACCAGGCTTATCGCCTGTTGGCCAGCGCCCAGGGTGTGAACCTGAATTCTGTCGCTGACACCATCGCTTCTATCGTGAATGCTGCTTCGTACAGCGTTCAAGAAGTGATCGTGGCCAACGCCAGCGTCAACCTGACCACCGCCCAACTCGCTGTTTACAGCGGCCCTGGCGCAACTGGTGTGGCAGTGAAAACCGCTTATGCACTGACCGGCAATTCGGCCAGTGACAAAGTGGTTGTGACTGCTGCTAGCGATACCGACTCGCTTACCGGCGATGTTCTGTATATCCGCTGCACGACCGCACAGGGCGCTGCTGCTACCGCTGATGTCTACATCTACGGTTTTGACCTGTCGTTCCTTCCCTAACCGGATGGAGTGAAACCCGAGAAAGCCGCCCTCACAAGGGGTGGCTTTTTCGCATTCAAGACCTATAATTTCGCAAGAAAGGGGAATCCCATGCTGCCTACATTCAGACCCAACGGGCCGACCTATCGGATCACCGTTCCGTCGTCCGCTTCAAGCCCCCTTGAAATCGTTCCCAGCACCAATGTTGAAAACAACTTTGTGGCGTTGATTAACACCGGCAGCGCGTCGGTTGTGGTCAGCCTAGGCACGACTTCAGGAACCACCGCTACCCCAGCAGTTCCTAGCACTGGCGCATCAACGCCTGGCGTGATTCTGCCGCCGAGCATGAACTATCCGATTGTGGTTTCAGCACCGCGCAATTCGTTCTTCATTGCCATCATCGGCACTGCCGCAAACGGCGAATGCTTCGTGACGCCTTTGGCTGCGGGGTAAGCCATGGCGGTAGCCAACCAGCAAACCATTAATATCGTTCCGGTGCAGGGTATTTTTGGCCCTGAGCCGACGTTTACCCCAATCACGCTGGTTGGCCCTGCTGGTTCGTATTTTTATCCGATCATCAGCCCGATTCAGTCAGGGCTGACCATCATCAACAGCACGATTGATTCGTCTGTAATTGGTGGGAACAGTCCCGCGGCAGCGTATTTCACGACCGCCCAGGTTGCTGCAACCCCCGTAGCAGACGCAGACGTTGCCAACAAGGCTTACGTTGATTCTGTGGCGCAGGGGCTGGACATCAAAGCGTCCTGCCTCTACACGACCACAAACAACATTGCGCTGTCAGGCTTGGCCACCCAGGCTGGCGGCGATTGGCCGTCGGCGCTGACCGCGGGCGACCGCATCCTGGTCAAAAACCAGACCAACACAGCGCAAAACGGCATTTATGCAGCTAGCGCCAGCGGATGGACACGCACCTTGGACATGAACAACTGGTCGGAAGTGCCTGGCGCGTTCACGTTCATTGAAGCCGGAACCGCCCTGTTGAACACCGGCTGGGTGACCACCGCAACACCGACCGGCACAATCGGCGTGACGGCCATGCCCTGGACGCAGTTTTCGGGCGCTGGCACATACACCGCCGGAACGGGTTTGTCGCTGATTGGCACGACATTCAGCATCGCAAACACCGGCGTGGCTGCCGCGTCGTATGGCAGCGCCAGCCAAACATTGACGGCAACCGTCAACGCCCAAGGGCAATTGACCGCCATGGCTGCGGCAAATATTGCGATTGCGGCCAGCCAACTGACCAGCGGAACCATCGACACCGCCAGGATCAGCGGCGATTACGCCGGAATCACCGGCCTTGGCACGTTGCTGAATCTGACGGTGACCAACACCATCACCGGATCAATCAGTGGCAACGCGGCCACGGCAACCACCGCGGGAAGCGCCACAACGGCCACCACGGCGACAAACCTCGCTGGTGGTGGGGCTGGGTCGGTTCCGTATCAATCGGGCGCTGGAGCCACGGCTATGCTGGCCGCTGGGGCAAATGGCCAAGTGCTGACCCTGGCCAGCGGTGTCCCATCCTGGGCAACGCCCACGGTCGGCACAGTCACATCGGTCGGCGGCACGGGTACGGTGTCCGGCATCACGCTGTCCGGCACGGTCACCAGCAGCGGCAATTTGACCCTGGGCGGCACGTTGGATTTATCAGCGCCCCCCGCAATTGGCGGCACAACTGCAAACACAGTCAGGGGTACAACCGTAACGGCCACAACCAAGTTTGTCGGCCCGTTTTTTGATGCGGCCACCAGTGCGGGCGGCGCTTTGCGAAACGCGGGCGGCACGGCCCAACTGCAATGGGGCGGTGGTGGTGGAGACAATCTGACATTGAATGTTTCCACCAACATGAATGGTGCAAATGCTCAAATTGACATAAGCCCGACCGGAACTGGCCACGTTCACATCAAACCAGCGGGCGCTGGATCGCTTGAAATCGCCCCAACCATTGCTGGCACGATCAACAATATGTCGATTGGCGCTACGACGGCGGCATCGGGCAAATTCACCACCATTGATTTCAGCGGCACGTTGGCAGTGTCTGGTGTAACCGGTACGGCTGGCCAGGTGTTGCAATCCAACGGTTTGTCGGCCCCGACCTGGGTCACGCCTGTAGCCTACGCAACGGTCACTGACGACACGACCACAAACGGAACTAGGTATCCGCTGTTCGCAAATCAGACCGCGGGCAACCTGTCTACCGTCTTTGCATCGTCTACCAAGTACCAGTACAACCCATCAACGGGCATTCTGACGGCCACAGGGTTCAGCGGTTCGGGTGCAAACCTGACCAGCCTTCCCGCGGGGCAACTGTCGGGCACGATCCCGTCGGCGGTTCTTGGTAACTCCAGCCTGTTCATCGGCACTACGTCAATTGCGTTGAATCGTGGCAGCACCAGCCAGAGCCTGACCGGCGTCAGCATTGACGGCAGCGCAGGGTCTGCAACGACCGCGGGCACGGCCAACAACGCGAACAACATCGCAATCACTGATGACACCAGCACCAACGCTGACTATTACCCTGTGTGGGTCACCAACAGCACGGGAAACTTGCCCGCCAAGGTGACTAGCACTAAACTAAAATTTAATCCGTCCAGCGGCGTTTTGACGACAACTGGCGGCATTGGTGGAGGCGCGTTTTGAACTACACATGGAAAATCCTTAGCATCAAGGCCAAGGATGGGCTGATTACCCAGGCGCAGTACCATGCCCGCGTGGCGCAAGATGACATGGCCGTTGAAACCGAAGGCACCTGGTTCTTTAGGGGTCAGCGTCTGGTCACGCCTTTTGAAAAGGTCACGGAAGAACAGATCGTCGGCTGGATCAAAACCGAATCAGACGGCCTGGTTGAAGCACGGATGGCACAGCAGTTGAAGAACCTGGCCGCACGGGATGAAACACCGCTGCCTTGGATGCCCCAGGTGTTCACCCCCAAATTTGAGGAATAACTATGGCAGTCAATCTTTCACCTGTTTTCGGCGTTGCCGGACAGCTATTCGACAACAACGGCAACCCGCTGGCCGGTGGAAAGATTTTCACCTATCTTGCTGGAACCACTACGCCTACGCCAACGTACACCAGCAGCAACGGCACGATTGCCCACAGCAACCCCATCATCTTAGATGGTGCTGGGCGTGTACCTTCAGGCGAAATCTGGCTGACTGATGGCATCACCTACAAGTTTGTGGTGCAGGATTCGGCCAACAATCTGATTGGCACATATGACAATCTGACGGGCATCAATTCCAATTTTGTGAATTTCACAGCCCAACAAGAAATTCAAACTGCCACGGCTGGTCAGACTGTTTTCACGCTGACCACCATGCAATACCAGCCAGGCACAAACAGCCTGACGGTGTTTGTGGATGGTGTCAACCAATACGGCCCTGGCGCCCAATATGCCTTTGTCGAATCAAACAGCACAACGGTAACGTTTGTTTCTGGCCTTCACGTTGGCGCATCTGTCAAATTCACCACCGCGCAACTGAACAGCACCGCAGCAACTGATGCGTGTCAAGTCAGTTACACGCCGCCATACACCGGCAGCGTTGCAACGTCTGTATGCGACAAGTTGGAGCAAACTGCAAGTTTGTTGGATTTTGGCGCTGATCCAACTGGCGTTTTGTCTAGCGTTACCGCTTTGCAAAATGCTATCAACAGCGGTTACACAATCAACATTCCACCTGGAACATACTTAATTGATGCGGATGTTGAACTGAAATCCAATACGCGATTGATTGGACAGCCTGGTGCGGTCATCTATCGCAATTCGGACATTCGCATCAAGGGAACAACGCCGAACCTTACGTTAATAACCGCTGTGGCTGACTTTTTGTATGGCAGCACATTGGTGACCTTGGACAGCACATCTTACGGGAACGTTTCCGTTGGTGACTATCTTTGGTTCAAAGACAAAACGTCGGCAAACGTAAATTACATCTTGGATTTTGTGGCCGCATCTAGCGCACAACTGAATGATTCATCCGACTGGATTTATCAAGTGCAATGCGCCAAGATTGTGGAAAAGTTGGGTGGCAATGCTGTTCGCATCAATGCTGCCGCGCACGTTGATTTCCCATTCACAACCACTGGCAGGTTGTATTTGGTTGACGGCAACGTTGTTGAAAATGTTGTCATTGATGGTTTGACTTTCCGCAATGGCGCGGGTTTGTCTGGATCGTCTGCCGAAGCCGCTTTCATCAACTTCCAATACGTTTACAACATCACGATTCAAAACTGTAAGTTTGAATTGAAAGGATACACTGGCGGCATTTACGCGCAATTTGGCCAGACCAACATCAACAACAATGAATTTGACACGCCTGTTCAGTTGGCAGTGTTTTTGCGCCAAGCCATGCCCAATTCCGTGATTTCGGGCAATGTGTTCCGCAATCAAATGACGGGCGATGCGTCAATTTTTGTTGAGGCGCACAACTACAACATTGCCATTTCGGACAACACATTTGATGGCGCTAGGCTTTATGAACTTGCTGATGCAGCGCAATTGATTGCCTGTATTCAGATTGAAGCGAAGGCCAACAACATCACCGTCAGCAACAACAGCGGCAATGGATATGGTGTTGGTGTTCGTTTTGACCTAGGCGCGATGTTCAACACCGTGTCGAACAATTCGTTTAGCAACATGGGAATTGCCGGTATCCGTTCGTCTAGCAGCGGGTATTTGACCATTACAAACAACACGTTCTACAACTGCGGCATCACCGTGTCGCCTGGAACGCTGACCGGCGCTGTTGGGTCAATTACTTTGTTGGCGGCAGACAACTGCATGGTGGATGGCAACATCATTGGTGCTGATTCTGGTTATCAAAGCGCATCATTTGTCATCACTGGCCAATACAACGTAATTAGCAACAACATCATCAAAAATGCGCTGACTTACCAAATCACAAACTGGAACAATCGTTTTGTCGGAAATGATGGCGACAGTTTTTGGAAAGCCAACGACACGATTGGCCCAAATGTTGTGACTTCCTACCGCGATGTTGCTTTGGCTGACAACGTGGCCACAACGATTGCAACGATTACAACGCCAAACCCGTCCGGCAGTTTGGATTCTGGCGCTTTTACGGTCAACATGAATTTGATGGCCATGTTCTATAACGGGACAATGCCATCGGCGGGTGCTGTTGCATCAAAATCGCAGGTTGTTACATTTGCCGCAGCAACCATTTCAAGCGGCACAAGCGCGGCCAGCGCCGTGTCAACAATTGCAACATCCGCTGTGGCGCAACCAGGTGGTTTTACTGATTTGACCGACCCAGTGGTGACTGTTAACCGGCCTGACAATTACACTTACCAAATTCAAGTCACATCAAACGGTTCGGGTGTTTTGAGTGCCGGGAGAATGGTCGCTTCGATTGAAGTGCTGTGGTTCGGTTATCAATCACCGCCGGTGATTTCTTAAGGGGAAAGCAATGGCACAAACAGGCTACACCCCCCTTCTGATTTATAGCAGCAGCACGGCAGCAGCCGCGCCAATTGCTAGCAACCTAACCAACAGCACGTTGGGATCAGAACTGGCCATCAACATCACTGATGGCAAGCTGTTCTACAAGGACAACGCCAACGTCATTCAGGTGATTGGCTGGAAGACTGTTCCAACAACTGCTGGGGGCACGGGCCTGACCAGCTACACCGCGGGCGATATGGTGTATTACGCCAGTGGCACCGCGTTCACCAAGTTGGCTATCGGAGCGTCTGGGCGTTGGTTGGGATCATCGGGCACTGATCCGCAATGGAATGCCCCAGCGGCCCTTACAAAAACCGACGACACCAACGTCACGCTGACCTTGGGTGGCAACGCCAGCACCGCATTGCTGAATGCTGCATCGTTGACGCTTGGCTGGACGGGAACATTAGCCACAAACCGTGGCGGCACAGGATTGTCATCGTTTACTGCGAACGGTGTTTTGTACGCATCTAGCACCAGCGCATTGGCTACTGGATCGGCTTTTACATTTTCGTCCCCGACTGTAAAACTTGCCACGACCAGCGCCAATTTTTATGCTGAAGTGCCAGACGGTTCGGGTGGTGGCCAGGCATTGATGAAAGCCGGTGACGCTGCGGGTCGATACTTTGCAATGCGCGGCACATCGTATGATTTTGACCCCGCATTCCTTTCAAGTGGCGCAACAAACGTCACCATGAAAAATCTTGCCGCCCAAGCCACTTCAATGACGTGGGGCAGCACGGGCGACATTACGATCAATGCGGGCAACCTGATCCAAGGCACCGCAGCCAAAGGCATCAACTTCACCGCCAACGCCAACGCGCCAGGGATGACGAGCGAATTGCTGAACTGGTATGAGGAGGGGACTTGGACGGCAAGAATTTCTGACGGAACAAACAACGCAACTCAAAATCGTTCAACGTGCCGCTATACACGAATTGGAAGGCAAGTTACTGTAGCTGGGTTTATCAGCGTTACTTCTTTAGGTTCTGTAACGGGTGATATACGAATTACAGGTCTTCCTTTTACCGTTGGATCATCAGACGAATCGTATTCGGCTGGGGCGGTGTCGTATGCCGGAAATTTAAGCATTACCGCTGGGCAAAGCGTGACCGTTACGGCGTGGGCTGGCAACACATACCTTAATTTGCAACTGTGGGATTCTGCAAATGGAACTACAGCAATGCAGGCTTCTGAATTTACAGCATCTGGCGCAATTATGTTTAGTTGCACTTACACTGTCTAAGGAACTCAAATGGCACTGACCAAAGTCACCTATTCAATGATTGAAGGATCAACCTTCAACGTACAAGACTATGGAGCAGTTGGCAATGGCTCCACTGATGATACAGCGGCAATTCAAGCTGCTGCTGCTGCCATACAAGCTGCTGGCGGTGGTACGCTGTACTTTCCTGCGGGAACCTATTCGGTGTTTGGTAGCACCACTGGCAATTTATGTTCGTTTACCGGGTTGAATGGTATTGCTTGCGTTGGATACGGCGCTACGATTGCCGTTCCATCATCCAAGGTCATTACCGCGTCCGAGGGTACATTTTTCTTGTTTAACGGATGCACCAATATTTTGGTGGACGGTTTTGCTACCAATGGGCCTGTGCTGGACGTAAGTAGCAGTACGGTCAAAGGCTACGAGTTTGTGCGTTGCGTCAATGGCTGTCGCAACATTGCCATGCCGCACAACCGGGTCAAAAACTCGTTGGCCGGTTTCATTACATCAAAAGCTGCTGGCGATGCAAACACCATGCGCTCGCAGAACATCTGGATTGGTGTGTTGGATGTTGAGAACTGCTGGTACGGCGTCAACGGTCAGTACTCCGGTGACTTTATGCAAGTGGACTTGCTGCGTACCAACACTATCCATCGGTCATTTTTTGTCTTTGGTGCGTCAAACCTTAAAGCTAAAATTCTGTCAAAAGACCATAAGGCTGTTGATGTACCCGTAACAACGCTCAGTGGCTTGGCGGTCACTGGCGTAGACATTGACTATTGGAGTACTGAAGACTCCACTGCTTGCGGAAGCGCGCCAAAAGTCTACATTGGGTTTAGCAACGAAACAGCCAGCACGATGCGCGATGTCCGCATCAGACTTAATGTTGCCTACGCTAATAGCGGAAATACCGGCGGCGCTGCGTTGTTCATTACAAAGCTGAACAACTCTAACAATCCCGATCCCGTAGATCGCGGCCACATTATGGACAATCTTGTTGTCACAGGCACAATCACGGGAACTGCTTTATACAACAATGGCGGTTCTATTGTTACTGACACTGGCGCAACATGGGGCACTGGAGACTTTTTCCGCAACATTGCGTTCGAAAATCTGCGAATCACCGGCGCTAATAGCCAATCGCAAATTAATGTGACGTTTGGAAATGTGCAGGACAACATCCTGTTCAAAAACGTCTACAACAATTACGACATTGTTGTAAAGAACAGTGCGACTGATGCGCGTTTGCCTTATGTTGCAACCACAGAACTCATTAACGTCAAATGCGCCAATTTAACAGCGCTTAATGGCTCTGCTCAACCATTGACAATCTTGCGCGGTGTGGCATCTCCAGACACTGTGCAAACAGGTTGGACTGGTAAAACCATCGGCAATCTCGGTGTTGGCGGCAGCGCCGTTTGGAATCTGCCTGTTGCTGTTCCAGGTTTGTCGTACAGGTTTGTGCGAAATGACGCGCAAGTGTTTGACATTGACCCTAACGGCACAGAAATCATTCGCGGAGGCACTGCGGGGCAACTTTTACGCATGAATACGGCTGGTAATCAGGTTGTTTTGGCTTGCTACATTGCGGGCATTTGGGAAGTGGAATCAGCCCAAGGCGCATACACCTTTGTTTAATAAGGACAAGACATGACAACGCCCTACGACATCATCACTAGGTCAATGAGAGACATTGGCGCATTGGCCAGCGGCGAAATCCCAACGGCTGACGAAGCCCAGGACGGTCTGGACTTGCTCAACGACATGATCGCTCAGTGGTCAAACGAGAACATGATGGTGTTCTACCGCACCGAGATTGTGTTCCCCTGTGTGCAGAACCAGATTCAGTACACCATCGGGCCGTCCGGCAACGTGTCGGCTAGGTTCGTGGGATCAATCAGCGGCACTACTCTGACCGTTCCACCGGATGCAGTGACCAAGGGTGCCATCACGATGGGCATGACGCTATCTGGCCCTGGTGTGCTGCCTGGAACCACCATTGTGGGCTTTGGAACGGGCGCAGGAGGCAACGTAAACGAGGGCGGCACCTATACCGTCAGCCGCGGTCACACAACGCCTGTCGTCTTGCAGATCATTGACGCCTACTACCAGCGGCCCCTGACCATTGAATCGGCCTTTGTGCGGGTCAACACAACGTCCAACGGCGTCCCTATCTACGGTGGCGGGCTGGACTACCCCATCAGCATCTTGAGCCTGGAAGAATACGAATCCATCGGCCTGAAGGCGCTGAACGGCCCGTGGCCCAAAGCCATCTACTACCAGCCGTCTGAACTGCTGGGGACGATCTATGTGTGGCCAAACCCGTCGCAGGGCGAACTGCACCTGTTCACGCAGACCATCTTCCGCGAGTTTGGCGACCTGTACGGGTCAATGGAATTCCCGCAAGGCTACAACATGGCGCTGCGGTGGTGCTTGGCCGAGCGCATGATGCCCATGTTTGGCAAAGTAAATCAAATTCAGGTGAGCCAAATTACCGCCTACGCAGCCCAAGCAAAGGCGACAATCAAGCGCACGAACATGAAGCCGCCGCAAGTGTCCAAGTACCCAGATGTGCTGATGACCGGCAGACCTAAAGACGCGGCGTTCATACTCGACGGCGGCTTCAATTGATGGAGACTTGAATGCCTGATTTTGGTTTTGTCGGAGCGTCTTACACCACCAGGTCTATCTACCAAGATGACCAGGAGTGCATCAATTTCTATCCCGAAATCGACCCGACTAAACAGCCTGGCGAACGGGGCATTGTTGCGCTGTACCCGACCCCTGGGCTGGTGACCGAAATCACCTTTCCCATCCCCGCGGAAAACCGAGGGATGCGGGCACTATCGGGCCTTCAGTACGCCATCGCGGTGTGTGGGAATCGGGTCTACCGCATCGCCTTAGACCTGACCTACATCCAAGTTGGAACCCTGACCACCAGCAGCGGGCCTGTGTCAATCACGGACAACGTGATGACCGTTCAAGGGCTGACGGCCTACATCGTGGACGGTGTGAACCGCTACTACTACGTTGTGGCCACCAACACGTTTGTTACGCTGCCTTCAACAGATGGGCCGTGGCAAGGTGCTGATGTCTGCGATACGGTGGACAATTACATCCTGTACAACAAGCCAGGCACCCAGCTATGGTCTGCTACCGACCTTGGATCGCCGCTGTCTACCCAGGCATGGTTTGGTGCCAAGGACGGATCGCCTGATAACTTGGTGACCCTGATTGTTGACCACCGTCAGGTCTACCTGCTGGGCGAAGTAACCGCGGAAGTCTGGATTGACGTTGGCACCCAGATTCCTGGTCTTATCACGTTCCCATTCCAGCGTGTGTCAGGAACATCGAGCCAGAACGGTATCGGTGCTAGGTTCTCGCTGGTGCGGTATTCGGACACCTTCATGTTCCTATCCCGCGACACTCTGGGCACAGCCACCATCGGCATGATGATGGGCTACGAGTACAAGCGGTTATCAACCCATGCGGTGGAAAACAGCCTGATCGGCGTGAACGTTGAGAACGCACGGGCTTGGTCATTCCAGCAGGAAGGTCACGAGTTTTACGTTATCACCTTCCCCGACATTGACCTGACCTGGGTCTATGACTTGGCCACCCAGCAGTGGTTTAAGTGGCTGTGGTGGGACAGCCCGAACGCAGTCTATGAGCGCCACCGCGGTCAGAACTGCATCGCGTTTGCCAACAAGAATCTGGTTGGTGACTACGAGAACGGCAAGATTTATAGCCTTGACTTCGACACCTACACAGACGCTGGAAACCCGATCCGCAGGTTGCGCCGAGCGCCCCACCTGACGACCGACCTTCAACGGCAGTACTTTGAGGAATTCCAGATTCAGTTCCAACCTGGCGTTGGTCTGACTACGGGCCAGGGCGACAACCCCCAGGCCATGCTCAGGTGGTCAAATGACGGCGGTTCTACTTGGTCAAACGAGCATTGGGTAGGAATTGGCCGTCAAGGCAATTACACTAACCGTGCCATCTGGCGTAGGTTGGGCTGGGCGCGTGATCGCATCTTTGAAGTGGCACTGACCGACCCTGTAAAGGCTGTGATTGTGTCGGCCAACCTGAAGGCGTCTGCTGGGGACAACTAATGCCAGCACTGACAAACATTCGATTTCCTACTTCGCCGTTTCTTGACCAAACGACGGGTAGGCCATCGCGTGAGTGGATACAGTGGCTGCAAAACCCCAACCTAGTCAGTCAGACCGTTGAGTACCAGATCATCAACGGCGGCGAAATCAACAACACGGTCATCGGCAACATTACGCCAGCCCAAGGCACGTTCACGCTGCTGACGGCCCTAAGCGGTATCGGAGGGGGTACGTTTTGAACGTCAGACAAGCCACAGCCGAAGACTTGGACGCCTACATTGAACTGCTGGCGCATTTCCACGAATCTTCACCCATGAGGGGCGTTGCGCCTTATGACCCTGAAGGAATTCGTGCTTTTTTGTCTGCTTCATTGGAAAATACCAACATTCTGTTGTTGGTGGGTGAACTGGATGGCCAGATCGTCGGGGTGACATCGTGTTTGCTGTACCCGCTTTATTTCAGCCCTGGTTATCAGGTGGTACAGGAAATGTGGTGGTGGCTTACACCTACGGCTAGGGGTAGTGGGATCGGGCAAGCAATGTTCAAGGCGATTGAAGCCTGGGCAAGAGAAAAAGACGCAAGGGCGCTGTTTATGGTTGCTTTGGAAGATGAACGCGCAGCAGCAATGGAAAAAGTTTACGTTCGATCAGGCTTTACACCCCTAGAAAGAACGTTCATAAAGGAGTTGAAATGATTGGAACCGGAACCGCACTATTGCTAGGCGCTGGCGCTGGCCTGATTGGGTCTGGTATGCAGGCCAGAGCCGCAAAGTCTGCTGCGGCGCAACAGGCTGGCGCAGCCCAGTATGCTGCTGACCAACAGCGCGAAAGGTTCGACATCATCAACCAGCAGCAAGCCCCGTATCGGGAAGCTGGTTATGGAGCGTTGACCCGCATCGGTGAACTGTTGCCTGGGCTGACGGCCCCTGTATCCCGTGAGGAAATTTTAGGTCTGCCAGGCTATCAGTTTGGCATTGAGCAGGGAACCGGTGCAGCCCGTGCGGCCATGAACGTCGGTGGCGGTGGTTCAAACGTTGACCGTGCGGCGCAAAAGTTTGCTGTTGACTACACCTTGGGGACTGCGATGCCCCAGGTTATCGCACAGCGTCAGAACATCTACAACACATTGGCTGGTATTGCTGGCATCGGTCAGACAGGCCAAACCCAAATGAACCAAGCCGGAATGAATGCTGCTGGCAACATTGGCCAGGCCGCTATCGGCGGGGCTACCGCCTTGGGTGCTGGTCAGGTTGGGGCTGCGAATGCTATGGCTGGCGGTTTGAGTAACATTGGCAACACAGGGTTCTTGTATAGCCTGATGAATAGACCAGCCGCCGGTGGTGGTCTGAATGACCCATATCCAGGATTTAACGCCTCAATCGGACTTAAGGGTTAATCATGGCAGACCTAAGCGTAACACCCGTTGCATCTCAAATTAAGCCCGTGCCCAACATGAGCCTGGGCGAGATGGTCAACCTTGCCCGCGGCGCACAAGCCTACCAGCAGACTGAGCAGATGAACCCTTTGTTGCTTCAGCAGCAACAGCAAACAGTAGACACGGGAAGAATCGCACTGACGCTGGAGCAGCAAAAAGAAGCCGAACGCCAGCGTCTGATTCCTTTTTTGCAAGACCCGCGAAATCTTCAATCAGATGGCCGTTTTGACATTAACAAGTTGAACGCTGACATCCTGAAACTTGCGCCGCTGACTGGTTCTGAATTTATTCAAAAATTCACTCAACTAAGCACCCTGCAAACAGAATCAGATAGAGCGATTCAAAGTCTTACCAGCGACGAACGCAACGTAGTGGCGTCAGCATTAGGCGCTGCTGGAAGGCAAGGCGTCAAAGATCGCGCACAGGTTTACGAATTGTTGGATGACATTCAAAACCAGTATCCCAAAAGCCCAACGATGCGAAACCTAATAAATTCGTACAAAGGACAACTTAGGATGGCTGGCGCGAACGCGGATTTGCCAAGTTTGTTGATTGGTGCAGCCAATCAGGTGATGTCCCCTGCTCAGCAGCAGGAAGCATTTGCACCGCGGGCTTCTACTGTTAACACCAATGCTGCCATTTTCCCGGCAGTGGTTCAGCCGTCTGTTGTTGGAGAAGCCCCAAGACAAACCGTTGGCGAAGTGCCGCTTGCGACAACTCAACTTGGCCCTGGGCAGTACGAAACGATTGAAGGCACAGACCCAATGAGCAATCTGCCGATTGTGATTACCCGTAATCGCGACGGCTCAATAATTGGGCGTCGGTTGTTGTCTGGTGCGCCTACACCGCAACAACTTCCAGGGCAAACGCTGCCAACGGCAATTGGCCAAGAAATGCGGTCTTTGTATCCAAACAGCACCCTTCCGCAAGTTACTGCTGTCACGCCTATCCCGCCTGGGGAAACGACAGAAACACTTGCCGCAGCCAATCAAGTGCGGATCAAGGCGTTGGAAGCGGCGCAGACTGTGCCAATACAAACATTCAACAACGATCAGATCATTAAATTGGCAGATGAAGCCCTTACAGGACGCGGCGCTGGAACTTTGGCCAACTTAACTGGCGGCTATGCAGTGTTCAATGCAATCGGCCTTGGTGGTGATAACGCAACCGCGCTGAATCAGTTGGGTCACTACATGGCACAACAAACGGCAGCGTTGTCTCAGACAGCCGGTTTTGGCACTGATGCTGCGCGGCAACTGGGTGCTGAAATGACGGGTTCGCCAAACTGGACGCCTGATGCCATCAAGAAAACAGCGCGGGTCAACAGATCGCTGGCCACCGCTACTGACTTGTTGAATCAGGGTATGCAATTTGCGTTTCAGCAAAGCAAAGGCAACCCATTGTCTGCGCGTGACTTCCAAAACAGGTGGTCACAGACTGCTGACATCAACGCCATCCGATTGTTCGATGCAATGAAAAACAACGATCCAGATGGGTTTAGGGAAGTTGTGGATGCTGCTGGCGGGCCGCGGTCACCTGGCTTTGACAGGTTGAAGAACAAAGTTGAAGCAATCAAACGACTAGTCGGGATGCAATGATGACTGACATCGAAGAATTTGCAAAGCAAGTTTATAGTACCCCCCCGCGTCCTGCGCCGCCCCCGCGGGCTGCGGCACCGGCTGCTGCGCCCCCTCAGCGGGCTGCTGCGCCTGTTTTGGAAGGTATAGACCCTGAACTGAGAAACCGCCTGAATGCGGCGCAAGAGGCATATCGCCAACGGTTCAACAAAGATTTGCCGATCACAAGCGGCGTTCGCACCCGTGAGGATCAACAGCGTTTGTATGACCGCTGGAAGGCTGGCGACAAGTCAATCTTCATGCCGCTAAATCCGGCAGACTATCCGAAGCAGACGACTTTTCACACGGACGCAGTTGATATTTCAACATCAGTCCCCGAGCCGTTTTTGCGGGAATTTGGCATCCACCGTCCGCTGGGCAGCAAAGACCCTGTTCATGCGGTTTTGATGCCAAGCGGTCAGCCATCTGCTGCGCCTGTTGCTGCCCCCGCTGCACCAATGGCACCAGCACCTGCCGCGCCGATGGCCGCTGCACCTGCTGCGGCTCCTGCGCCAGTAGCTGCTGCCCCCGCGGTGCCTATGCAGTCACCTTCGCAAACCGTAGCACAAGCCGCAGCACGGCAAGCCCCTGCAAGGCCCGCACCCGCTGCCGCACCCGTGGCTGCACCTGCCGCCCCTGCGATTAACCAATCAGACCTGATGTCATCCCAAGCGGTGGATGCGTTTGCTTCTGATGTTTATGGCCAGCCGCAGAAAAAAGGTGCTGTGGCAAATCAGGTAACCAAATTTTTACGCGGCAGCGCGGCATTGGCTGACACGCTATTTGGCGTTGTGCCTGGTGTCGCTGGCATGGTGACCTACGCAGGTGCCCGTGCTACCGGTCAAACGCCTGAGCAAGCAGCGGCTACTAAGGCCAGCGTTACTGGATCAATAGAACGTCCAGTGGGACGTGCATTTGGCGTGACTGAAACGCCTGAGTATAAAGGTGAATTCAGCCAGCGCGTTGCAGAAACCATCGGTAAGTTTGTTGGCGAGACTGCCGAAAGCATTTCCAAAAAAACAGGCATCCCTAAACCTGAAGTTGAATATTACTTGGAATTTGGCGCTTCAGCGTTGCCATTTAGTAGGACTGTTCAGCGCGAAGTTGGCATGGCTGGCCGTGCAGCAGGACAGGCCGCGGGTAGGGTGGTGGAAGGTGTTTCCCAGGTCACGCCAGCTCCTGTTCGCAACGTTGTTCGCGCTACTGTAGAAACGGCATTGCCTGGCACGACTAGAGCGCCCGCAAGAACTGCTGGCCAACCAGGTGCTGCTGGAGTATTGACCGAGCCGCCAGGTGCTGAACTGCGTCGCAACGCCCCGAACTTGGAACAGCAGTATCAGGCTGATCGGCAAGCAGCAGCGCAAGGACAAGCCGCAGTAGAGCCGCAGCCTGGTTTTGGAACGGCACGTCCTACCGCGCCTGACGCGCCTTTTACTGAAATCAAGTACGCCGAAACAAACTTGCCGCTGGCTGAACAACACGCCCGTGCCCAGACATTGCGCCGCGTTTTTGGTGAAGATTACCAAGCCGATCTGGCTGCTATTGAGGGCAGGGGCAAAGAACGCGCCACCAATTATGCAGTGTCGAACACTGACACCCCGCAAGGAAACTTCTTAAAAGATCGCTTTTTGGATGAGCAGCGCCGCCTGGCGAAGTACGCAGACCAGCGAATCAGGGACACGGGAGGCACCATCGGTCTGGACGAAAGCACAGTCTACAAGCGCGGCAACACAATTTTGAAGCCGCTGCAAGACCTGCAAACGTACTTTGATGACGCCACCAGAAAGATTTACGCAGACCGCGATGCGATTGCAGCGCAGGTTCCCGTTGAAGCCAACAACATTTCGCGTGTGTTAGGTGACGAATCATTGTGGAAGGCTAATACAGAAACTATTGGCCTGAGGGACATTTCTTTAGCGCGGATGAAGCAACTTGGCATGATTGACAAGGACGGCAATTTGTTGCCAACCAATGCCAAGACTGCTGAAAGTTTTAGACAGTTTTTGAACGAGAACTGGGATCGCAAAAGCAACAACTTCCACAAGCAGTTGAAAGCTGCTGTTGACGAAGATGTGCTGGCAAACTTGGACACCAACACCCCGCTTTACAAAGAAGCGCGTGGGCTGGTTGAACTACGCAAAAATACGCTGGACAACCCAAATGGCATCTCCAAAATTTTAGACGCTGAAGGGCCAAACGCCATCAACCGCAAGGTTGACATTGAAAAGATTGCTCAAAATGTTATAGATATGCCTGTGGATCAATTTACGCACGTCATCGACACGTTGCGTAATGTTCCCCCACAGTTGAAGCCCCAGGCCGACAAGGCGTTGTCCGAAATCAAGGCACAGTTTGCCAACCACATTGCGTCGAAAAAATCGCCGTCGCAAATAACTGAGTACATGAACAAAAATCGTGAGGTGATGAACCGCGTGTTCACGCCTGACGAAATCAACAATTTCCGCGATTACCATAATGCTGCTCACATCTTGGCCACCGACACTGGCTATAAAGGTTCAGCCGTCCAAACAATCAATGTCGAAAAAAGGCTGGCCAGAAAGGTGGGCGAACAGTTTGTGTCTAAGGGCGCAGCGTTGACCGCAGAAACCGCTACGGGCGGCATATCCAGTGGCGCAGCCGCTTTGGTTACCAACGCCGCTTTTGAGCAGCGATTTGCGGCTAGACAGGCTAGGGTACAAGCAGCAGCCGAGAAAAAAGCGTTTGAGCAGATGCAGACGCGGTTTGTGCCGATTGGCGACTTGTTGCCACAAAATCAGACTGGTGTTGCTGGTACGCCGATTCGTAATGTTGGACAACAAGGTGGCGCAAGAGGGCAAAACATTGTCAACAACCCGCTAGAACGGCGCATAGAACCAACGTTCGATTTTACAATCCCTGGCGGTCTGACTGATCTTGAGGTTTTGAACACGCCTCAGTACAAGCGCAAGAAGTGAAGGGGAACTGTGAATGCAGCCAGAGATTGATCCCGTGAAGTACGGCCAGCTATGGGAAAAAGTACAGGGCTACGAGCGCCGTTTTGACGAAATGGAAAAGAAGATCGACAAGATGGAAACCAACCTGGAAAAACTTGTAGCCCTGGCCAATCAAGGCCGCGGTGGGTTCTGGGTTGGGATGTCTATCGTGTCGGCTGCGTCTGCCGCTGCTGGATACGTCATGTCCTACTTTGGGAAACATTAATGTTTCAAGCCTTGATCCCTGCATTGGCCCCCATCTTGGGCAAGGTGGTTGGCAACCTGTTTCCCGATCCGACTGAGAAAGCCAAGGCCGAAGCCGAGGTGATGCGCCAGCTACTGGCGGCGCAGTCTGAGATTGAACAGGCGGCGTCTAAGATCATCCAGACCGAAGCGGCGTCTACTCACTGGCTGGCGGCTAACTGGCGACCCCTGACCATGATTACCTTCGTGGCCCTGATCGTGGCCAGGTGGTTTGGCTGGGCAGCGCCTAATCTGTCCGAAGCCGAGTACATCAAACTGTGGTCAATTGTGGAGTTTGGTCTAGGTGGATACGTTGTGGGTAGGTCTGTGGAAAAGATCGCCCCCAGCATTGCACAGGCGATTAAACGATGACCTTTGCCTTGTCTCAGCGTTCCATAAACAACCTGGTTGGGGTTGATAAGCGCCTGGTGCAAGTGGTTCACCTGGCCATTGAACTGACCAAGGTGGACTTTGCTGTGATTGAAGGGGTGCGAACCCCACAGCGCCAGCGGGAACTGTTCGACAAAGGCGCAAGCCAAGTGCGTGAGGGCGGGACGCACGTTCAGGGCAGGGCCGTGGATTTGATGGCCTACATCGACGATAGGGCGTCTTGGGAACTGAACCTATACGACGACATTGCCGATGCCATGAAAGCCGCTGCAATCGAGTTTGATGTGCCCTTGCGGTGGGGTGCCGCCTGGACGGTCAAAGACATCCGCAAGTGGCAGGGCACGATGGCGTCCGCAATGAACGCCTACATTGACGAACGCCGAAAGCAAGGCCAGCGCCCGTTCATTGACGGCCCGCACTTTGAACTAGTCTGATCGCGTTCAGGTTGAAGTTTTCGGCTATGACTTCAGCATAGTCAAAATGACGGCCAAAGCAATCCCTAAACGAAACGCATTCGTCTGACCAGCCTTCCACTTGGTTGTTGTAAATGTACGCCTTTCTAGGGACGGTGAGGGTTCCGCAGATGAAGTGCAGACCCTTGGGCGTGACACGCCAGAATCCGTCGGAGCGTTTGCTGTCGTCAGTGTTGCCGCCGTGTTCAATCAGCCCCCACTTGGCCATCATGGTGTAGTTTTTCCCGCGTAGCATCCAGGCCGGTGCTATCGGTGGGACGTTGACCCAGCCGTCGTCATCACAAGGGGCGCGGGACAACCATAAAAGCGCAAGGGCGTGTGTCTCTGTGAGCGAAAAGGGCGAAATCTTGCCCCACTTGTCACAACAGGGGCAGTGGCCCCCATCGCCTTCTATGGTTGCCCGCCATTCAGACTTAAGGTCATCCAGGTAGGCTTGACGGAAGATGTCTGTTTGCATCATGCGAACCAAAGGTAAAAGCCGTGAAGGATGCCGATTGGAAAGAAGATCGCGCCAGCCAGAAGGAAGCC